GTAGATGGTCCCGTTACCGGGGCTGATTCCTACCTTCGACCCTTCTTGAAGGCCGAGAAACTCACGGACTCGTTGAAGCCCAAACCTAGGTTGATCTTTCCAAGGACGCCTAGGTACAACCTCGAGCTCGCTTCAAGGCTGAAGCCATTCGAGCACTGGCTCTGGGGCCGGTTGCTCGGGCGCCATTTGGGGATCCCGGGGACGGGGAGGATTGTGGCCAAGGGCCTCAACCAGCGACAACGCGCCAATTTGATAGTCAGGAAGTTCTCTTCCCTGGAGTCATGCATGGTGTTTGAAGTAGACGGATCGGCGTTTGAGGCTCACGTGGGCCCTGCGCAGTTGGAGGCTGAACACGCGGTGTATGCGACTGCTTTCCCCGGTGACAAGGGGTTGCAGTCGTTGCTGCGTGAGCAACTTGCCCTTAGGGGCAAGCTGCCCAGCGGGGTGAAGTTCTCGCGAAAAGGTGGTCGCGCTAGTGGAGACTTTAACACGGGCATGGGTAACACCATTATCATGCTCATGGTGGTTGTCGATGTCCTTCGGGGCTTCAATATACCGTTCGACGTTCTGGTCGACGGCGACAATGCGTTAGTCTTCCTGCGCCATGGTGATTCTTTTCGGGTTTTGCGTGACTTTGCTTCGTTGGCACAGGCTTCTTCTGGGCATGAGTGCACACTCGAGCGTCCTGTTTCTGTCCTGGAAGATGTGCGTTTCGGGCAGTCTGCCCCAGTCTTTCTGGGGCCTTCACACGGTTGGACAATGGTTCGGGATTACCGCAAGGTTATTTCCGGCGCTTTGTCGTCGCATAGGTTCCTTAGGGAGCCTCGCTTCGCCCTTGAATGGGTCCGTGGTGTTGCTGCTTGTGAGATGTCTCTTGCTCGTGGTTTGCCCATCCTCCAGGCATGGGCTCACCAGCTTCAAACACTTGTGGGTGGCCCAGATGGTGTGCGCGCGCATCCGCACACCGACTATTTTGTTCAAGGCGCGTGGTTCGCTGGGGGGGATTCGGTTTTGAGTGTTTCGGCCGAGTGCCGCGAGTCGTTTGGGAGGGCTTATGGGGTTGAACCCGAAGTCCAGATTGAGCTTGAAAAGGACCTATGTGGGCAGTTGGTTGCCGGGTTTGGAAAACCCTTCATAGTTCTGGATCATCCGATCTTTGACCTCGACGAGTGGCGTTGGTTTTGTCACGTTGGCTCAAACCGTAGCGTATGATGAGGGTTCGTTGACGTTTTCGTGGTGGCGTGGTGCTTCAGAAGGGCACCGAGACGGGTCCCGTGTGACAAGCGGTTCTGTCTTCTTGGGTTTAGTAGGTTAATGTGTGTGGCCAGTCTGTCGATGTGGTGCAGTGCAATTCAGTTTAGCGCGGCCAATTCGGTACTGGGGGCTTGTACCCCCTGGGGAAGGATGACACCCACAGCTACGCGCCGTTGTTCCACGTGTACGTTGTTCCCACAGGTTGTGACTGACCTGGCTCAAGCAGCATCGGCTCCCAGGTTGCCTCTGGGAGTTTTGGCGATAGGCACCGGTAGGCTCGGTTAGAAAGCCCCCGTCCAGGACGGGAGCGTGGCATAAAATCCTCGACTACGGTCGTGGTGGGCTTGCCACGTTAGAGCTGTGAACTTGCAC